GTTGAATACGCTGCTTTTTTTTTCGAGTTTAGAAATCGAACTATACAACGATTCCCTCGTCTTTTTGGCAAAGGAGATAACGGAGATAGTGAAGGAGATGAAGGAACAGCAACCCCAGACGGATTAGGTGTGTACGGTTGGTTTCATATAATTGAAAGCTTAGCCGATAGGGATATAACGAAGTTTGATGCAGTAACGGAGCGCAGGTGTTATGAAGTGTTCACGCACTTAACGTATTTAGCAGATTACGTGTATGTGCAGAAAATGGAAATGAAAAAACGCAATAGATAATGACTAGCTACAACTACAGCTATAACGTACTTATCAATAGACTCGAAGCATTCGCTGCCGGGCATTTCTTGATTAAGAGGTTCACACATGGTCAAATCGATTTAGCAGATCAACTGCAGGACGATCAATACCCATTTATGCACGTTACGCCTGATACTATCACACCTATTCAGGGCGGTATGCAGTTCGGCTTCATGATCATGTTCGCTGATATACCACGTGATAAGGAATACAAAGCAGAATACCAGCGTGAAGTGATAAGCGATTGCGTGCGCTTAGGACAGGATTTGATTGCTGAAGTGCGGAATGGATTGCAGTTGTTCGGCTTTGATGTACAGCTAGTAAACAACCCAACGTTTGAACCATTCATCGAAGAATACAAGAACACTGTTACAGGTGTAGCTTTCACAATTCAGTTAGAAGTGCCTTGGGATTGGTCAGCGTGTGATATACCTGCAGTGTGGACAGTGGGTGGTTCATCTAGTGGTGGAAGCGGTACAGGTTATGGCATCACACTTCGCACCAATGGCGTAGATAACGCAGTTCAAAACATCCTTGATTTAGTAGAAGGCACTAACGTAACCATAACTGATAACGGAGATGGAAGCGTAACTATAGATGCAGCAGGTGGAGGAGGTGGAGGAGGTGAATATGTCAGTACCGAATGGAACGCAAACCACACCACAGCACAGGGCAATCCTTATTTGATTGGTGATCGTGTTTGGTATAACGGAAGCGTGTACAGATGCATAGCAAACAATGATGGCATCAACCCTAGCAACCCTTCATACTGGACATTGCAAGCCGTAGGCTATCGCTTACGCCAAACACCTGTAGACTGGAACGCATCAAGTGGTGACTATCAAATACTGAACAAACCAACCATACCTGCAGCACAGGTCAATTCGGATTGGAATAGTGTAAGTGGTGTATCGGAGATATTGAACAAACCAACTATACCAGCTGCGCAAGTAAACAGCGATTGGAACGCAGTTAGTGGTGTAGCTGAAATCTTAAACAAGCCAACTATACCTGTCAATCTCGATGACCTTGCAGATGTAAACGCACCAACGCCTACCAATGGGCAGGTGCTAACCTACAACACTACAACGAGCGATTGGGAAGCAGCTACACCTTCAGGCGGTGGAAGTGGAACGGTTACATCGGTAGGGCTTACCATGCCTGCACCAACTAACGCTGCATTCAGTGTAACTGGTTCGCCTGTTACCACAACGGGCACGCTGGCAGTAGGGGCAAATGGCACAGTTGATCAATACATCGATGGCACAGGTGCACTGCGCACGCTGCCTTCAACAGGTGGAGGTGGTGGGCAAGTATTCTACTTTAACGGAAATGTAGCGCAGCCTTCAATAGGTGGCAATGCATACTACGAATTAGGCATAACTGCTAATACAGGACCAGCTGCAAACTTTACACGTGCCACTACGGGCGTAATAGCTCGCTTCATTACTGATGTAGGTTCACCTAACCACGTTTTGATTCCTGCAGGTGTATGGACCATTGATGTTTACTTAAGTGAAACAGGTGGAGGTGCTAACCACGCGCAGATACTTGCAAAGCTTTACACGTACAATGGCAGCACGTTCACGCTAGTTGCCACTTCTACGATGGAAGAAATTACAAATGGCAACGTGCCTGATTTATATAGCTTCACGATTTCAGTACCTACTACGGTAACGGCTGCAACCGATCGCATTCACATTGAATTCGATATTCAAAATACCAATGGTAAGACAGTAACACTTTACACTGAAGATGTGCGCATAGGTGAAGTGCATACCACATACGCAATAGGCATCAGTTCTTTGAATGGCTTAACTGAAAGCACGCAAAACTTTGCAGTAGGTACAGCCGGAACTGACTTTGCAATAAGCAGCGCAGGCAGCACGCACACGTTTGATTTGCCAACAGCAAGCGCAGCAAATCGCGGCGCATTGAGCAGTGCTGATTGGTCAACGTTTAACGGCAAACAGAATGCTGTTGGATTTACTACAGTAGGAACGGCACTTGCTACAACAATAGCGAATCCGAATGTAGTTAGTTACATCCGAATAAAAGCGGATAATACTGTTGATACGCGAACAACTTCGCAAGTAGTTACCGACTTAGGTATATCACCAACTATTATTGTAAATAGAAGCTTTGCAGATACTGCAGCAATTACAGGTACAACTACCCCGACGATCATATTTAGCGTATTGGTTCCAGCAAATACATTTCAAGCAAATGACTGGATAACATCGCGCCTTTTTGCTAAAACAACAGGAACTGGTGGAACTGAATTTAGAATTTATTTGAATACTACAGCTGCTGTAGGTGGAACTATCATAGGTAGCTGGTCAGCAGCACTTAATACAGCTGCATTGTTTGAGCGTAATTTTATGATAACTGCCATTGGTTCATCGGGTGCAATTAAATATGTACCTCATACAGGTGTTTCAGCATATACGGCTCAAAACGTTACTGCTGCATCAGTAACATTTAACACAACTATAGATCAGTATTTAGTATTTGTAGCAGCAAATGGAGCTGTTACTGCTTCAGCTACAACTAATGGGAATTTAATAACTATACTTCGATGAGAGAAATACAACCTTTAGACATTTGGAGCAATGGCGAAACTAAAACAGCCGTATGCTTAAAGCTTTATATCAGTTATGATAACCTTGAAAGTATTGCTGCTTTGCAGTATTCGCTGTGCGATATTGATGGCGTGACTATTTACGAAGGACAGGTAATGATTGCAGGTGATGACTATTTGAATTGGGGCGCAACCAGTGATTCAAATAATGAAGCCTATGTAATAGCAGCAACACAGCTTAACTTGTCATTGGTATAATGGCAAATGAGTTTGACAAAATACTAAACGAATATGCAGCGACAGTAGTCGAGCGTGCGCAATCTAACCTGCGCATCAAACGTCGCGTGCGTGGTAAGATTGTCAATCGTGTTTCATCAGGCAATTTGCTCAACTCACTTATCTATAAAATCAAAGTGCGTTATGGCAAGCCAACTATTGACTTCACTGTGGACAATGATGCAGCCGGTAAGTATGCAGATGTGATTGAATTCGGGCGCAAGCCGTATCCGGGGCAACCTACTAAACGCCCACCTTATAAGGATATCATGGAATGGATCCGCATGAAGCCACTAAAACTGCGCAATAGACAGGGCGAATTCATCAAATCAACAGAGAGCGCAATTAAAAGTGCAGCTATTGCCATTGCAAAAAGCATTGGCGAACGTGGTATTCAAGGCATCAACTACTACGGAGAAGCAATAGACGATACGTGGGATGATTACAAGGATAAGCTGATGGATGCTTACATAAAAGACATTGAACAAAGATTACTATTAAACAAAAGATAGATGGCATTAACAATCGTAGATGAACCCTTCAACTGGGTAGTGCGTGGTCAAAAGATTATGCTGATTGCATCGAGCACCGAAACTGCACAAAGCGGTTTTAGGTATGGCTTAGTTATTACAATCGATGCTAAAACGTATCAGTTCTATTTGACACCTGCACCCGATGGGAATATGTACTTTGACATTTCGCCATTAGTCGATGATCTGCGTAACCAGCAGCACCACTTTGCAACAGATAACACAGTTGACGATTTAAGCAAGTACGCATTGAGTGCAGCAATCACTGAATGGTGGTTAATTGCAGGCGTGCTAACTGAAAACGAAGGCAGCGAAGTAACTACAAGTGGGCGCATTGTTATCAATGGTTACTATCAGGTGTATGATGGCTACAAACCAAATCCTGAAGTAGGTACAGATCGCATTAAGTATGTGCTTGAATTCAGCCCTAACTACGCAATGAGCGATAGGTTAATCACAACACACGCATGGTA